CGAAAACCTTACCAATATCAAAGTGCAGCTTAATCTTGTTAAATATCTGGGTAACGCCAGCCTCTTTGAGGACAGCCTCAGCGTGGCGAAACAGCTTCATCCCGGTCATACCCTTGCGGTACTCCGGGGCCAGCCAAAAGATATCTGCGTCGGCGAACAGCTCGCTCGCGTAATGCAAAGATGGGGCAACAATATAGACAGCATAGCCCACAAGATTGCCGTCTTCTCTGGCAGTGATGACTTTGAGATTGCCGTCATCAAACAGTTTCTTGTAGATGTCCCACACCGGGGACAACGGGACTGCCTCCTTATTCAAGGCGATTTCTTCCCAGTGCTCGTGCAGCAGCGGGGTTATCTCCTGAAGGACTACATAGAAGTTTTCTTCAGCAAACTGCATCAGTTACCCCCCGGAATAACTTCTGGGATGAGGGCGAGCAGCGTCATGGGCAGCGGATCTCTCTGCTGAACTACTATCTGGCCGTCCTTGTTCCAACTAGGGGACATAGTCAAATCCTTGTCGCCTGTAATCCAGCTCGGCGTCTGACCATACTGCGCAGGTAGACCATACTTTATTTCTCGCATATGGTCCAGATCTGGACCGTACCAACCGCCCAAAGACTGCTCGAAACGAATAGACAGGCGGCTGATTTTCTTGTTGCGGCCTTGTATCGTGTCCAGAACATTCCCGTTGTCGATACGAAGGGTCTGCATCTCGGATGTGTACGGCAAGCCAATATGCACCCTGCTCGCCTTGTTCTGCAGGGTGATGCCGCCGTTGCTGACCGTCAGGTTGCGCTCGACATACCCGTTGCCCAGAGCCACGACAGACTGACCCTCAAGGTGCCATAGACCGGAGATCGAGGTCACAGCCTCCCGCACCTTGCCACCGCTGTGGTAGACGCTAAAGGAAGTTCCGTCCACATTAGAGCCGTTATTCTGCAGCTCGAACGTCGTGCTAGTGACGTTGGCTACCGTATACCCGCTACCCTCAAGGTCCGTGTCGTAAGCCCAGCCACGGGTCGTGGAGCTGTCAGACACCTTGATACCGGAGATATCCACAGTGTCTCCGTTAGTGAGACCATGCGCTGTAGCCGTAGTGATTACGACCGGATTTGCGTTGGTGAACCCAGAGATATCCACAGGGTTATCCAGAGTGAGGCCGCTGTCCACAAAGAAGCTGTCTTGAATATCCGTGAAGTCGCGTGTCTGCATACGCTCCACATACTGCATAGTGGATCCGTTTACTGTCCTTTGCACAAGGAAGTAGGAGAAGTCGTCATCGCCCTCGCGTATGGCGGCCACAGATTTGAAGTCGCCCTGAGTAGTGTGCCGGGACCAGCCAAATACGTTCTGCTCTCTGGAGTAAGTGAGGGACAGACAGATGCCGTCATCCCGCACGCACCAGATCAGGTTGTGCGGGGCCTGAGCGAACGACCAGTCCGACACGCTGTTATAATCGAACAGATGGCGGGCTAGTACAGAAAGATCGTTACCAGAGTAGCTGTCGCTCTCATATTTGTAACCGAGATCCCGGACGGTCTGCCCCGGCTGCATGTAGATGACAATATCGCCAGCCACGATAGGCGTCAGGTTAGTGGACCCATAGTAAGACTGGGGTTTAACCTGAATACCGCTTGGGGTGATCACACCATCGATACCCTCGACCAGCCACTCACCGCCCGATGTCAGGATGACGAGGTCGGACAGGGAAACGAAGTGTCGGATCTCGTTGACCTGCCGGGAGGCGATGGTAACTGTGATGGCGTCGTCGTCCTTCTGCGGGCTGGAGAACGACATATTGCTGATGTTCCCCGTCTGGGACATGAAGAACTTCTGCGTGTCATTGTCCGTGTTCGCGAATATACGGCGCTGCTGGTGGTAGCCCACCGTGGATGGGTAGTCTCCTGCAGCGTTGAACGGATTACGCGCCTTCGGGGGCGTGTCGCTCCCGTCAGGGTCGATGTTGTCGTCGTTAAAGGACGTGCCCTCTGCCCGCCCCACGAAGCCGTAGATGCCGTTCTCTTCCCGGTAGATGTTATACGTCCCTGCGCCTGCTGCGGCGGTCCACGTGACGGTATTGTCCCAAGCAGCGTCCTTGCTGGTAGAGCTGCTTCCAGTGGCCGGTAGGCTCTCCTCCAGCGTCTCCTCGTTCACCGCAGTGACAGCGTAGGTAAATGTGGTGCTACCCCCTGTAGCGGTCACAGAGACGCCTGTAGGGGCCGCCTGAGACGGGGCAAAGGTTATCGTGCTCAGGGTCCAAGCATCGTGATCTGTCCGCGTCAGATCGCGGGGAGCATAGTTGGGATGCGTAATCGTCATAACGTCTGCGGACTGGACGTATTCCAGATCGAAGATATCAGCCGCTACATACGGGGTCGCCAGCTCAAACACTTTGTCGGCAGTGCCGCCGGACGTGTAGGCCGTGTAGGCGCTACCGTCTACATCCGCGCCGGCGCTGTTCTGTATGCTAAACGTCGTCGCTGTCAGGGACGTTATGTTAAATGTGCGGCCGTTGAGCTGGGTCATACCGGCAACGCCCGTGATATACACGCTCTCCCCATCAGACAAGCCGTGCGAGGTTGACGTTGTAATGACGACAGGGTCGGCTGCACTGGCACCTGTAATGGTCAAAGATACAGAAGTATCAAGGACTTGTCCGGCGTCCTTAAACACGCGCATGTACTGGTCACCGAACTCGAGCACGTAGGTCTGTGTGGTATTGTACTCGAACGGTATCAGCCGAGTGGTGCCACTGCCTTTAGCTTCAGCGATGAACTGAAGTCCGGGTCGGTTGGTCAGCCCGCCGTGGACCTGCGGGAAGAAGTTCTCGCACTTGTAGAGTGAGGTCTTGTACTTATCGATGTCGACGCGGGCAGCGATGGCATCGGATACTTCGCCGCCGGCCAGATTGGGCTGGATGACCTTAACCATTAAACGCGAGCCCGAATCCAGTCGGCGTCTGGGATAGCTTCCTCGATGCCTTCATTACTGTCGGTCTCCCACGCGCTGTTCAGCACTGCCTGAGCCTGCTGGTACAGGTCAGAGGCAATCGACCGCTCCCCAACCAGAGGCATAACAAGACGGGCGGCGAGCACGTAGGAGAACGCCATAACGAACTCAGGATCGTAGTCCGTAGTGTCCTCGATACGTGCGGTGTAGAATATCTCGGGTTCCTCAATATCAGAGAGAATGACGCGCTTTCCTGACGAGTTGCGTGCCACCTCGAACTTGACGTGAGGCTGGTCTTTGCCGAGGGGGTTAACTATACCCAACATCCTGATGCAGTCAGTGGGGTACAGGAACATATACTCCCAGTGGCCGGGGGCTGTGCCGCTGAGCGCAGCGGGGCTGGTGTACTTAGTAGCGAACGCCCAAGGATGCTGGCGGAGCAAGGCATCTCGCGTGTCGTCAAACAACAGGTTGACCTGCTCAGCCTCCGGTGTCGCCTCAGTGATGTCACTGATGTCGTAGCGGTCACCAATATGCTGCAGGGCCAGCTTTGCGATTTGTACCTTGCTCGCCATCTTTTAATCCTCGATCTTAGCGGACCTAGACCGCTTCGTTATCGGAGTCTGCTTGTAGTCCTTACGGGGCCTGTTGTATGGCGTGCCGTCGATGCTATCTACATCATACTTCGGAAGCACGACACTGTCTGCGATTTCGTATGTGTCGCCCTTGCGGTAGCGTTTGCTGCCGTCGAAAAAGTCCTCTTTGAACACAACTCTAGGCATATTTTGTCTCCTCTGTTACATGCCAGTAGAGGGGGCCGCCGAAGCAGCCCCCTCCCAGCGGCCTATTAGTTAGCCGCGTCCGGATACGCTTTCCAGCCCTTCGGATCGAAGGTCAGGAACGCGTTGATCTTACCAGCGGTAAGAGCGGCGGTGCCGACGTTCTGCTGGACGCCCAGATACCGCTCGTAAGCGATGGAGCCTTCCAGAGGAACGGCAACGACGATCTCGTAGCCGGCGACCAGATCCGCCTTACCAATGGCGGCGCTGGCGTAGTGCAGCGTCTCCGTGCCGTTCGCCGCGAGGGTCGAAGTGCCATCGGAGACAAGCTGGAACGACACAGTCGCCGAGCCAGCAGAAGTGACAGCCGTATCCACCTGAATGACCAGATACATCTGACGGCCGTTGCCAAGATCCTGCGGCGTAGCGCCGAGGTCAATAACATCACCGACGGCCGCAAGGCCCGTCCCGGAGGTGCTGAGCGCGGTGGCATCCGCAAACTCAAGAAGTTCGTCCATAATCATGGCGATATTTCCTTCCTTGTGTGGGTTAGGATACGGTTGCTTCGTTGGTGCGCAGGGCGTCACAACGACGGATCGGAATCCCGCCCCACGAAGTCTGCATCGTGCCACCGACCATGTCGACCGAGAGGGTCGAGTTCTGGACAGCGTTCGAGGTCTGACGACGAAGGAACGACATGACCTGCTTATCCATGTACCAAGAGCAACGGCCGGCCGAGGTATTCGGCAGTTCCGTCCACGCCTGATGCATAAGATCGTTCAGGTCAGCACCCGTCGAGATGTCGGCCGTCAA